GACGGACATATCACTTGTAAGCATTTCGCCGGCAACGTTTGATAAAACAGTCGGTGCCGAGATACTGCCAACACTTATTTTTAATGTGGTTGAGGCGGCTAACTTATTAAACACGCCAACAACCAAATCCTCAATGCCGTTCAAGTTTCCTTGATTATCTAGCATTGGAACAATCATTATGATCTTAAAATTTACTTTAGGGGCAACACTTGAGTAAATGTTGTTGCTTGGTTCAATGTAAGGGTCATCCGGTTGAATGATTACTGAATTAGCAATGGGTGAGGCAGGTGGGTATGAAAACACCTGCCAAACCCCAGCGTTCTCTAACGCCGTCGCAAGGGTTGATCTGAGAGTTGTAACGGCAACTGTCATCAGCCAACCAAACCATTAGGTGAAAGGTGATTTGCTATGAGCCCTCGTATTCTTGCGAGTAAAGTATTTCCCATTTTATAGGGTGATGGTTGAAAGTCGGGTGAAATTCCACCGGACGCAGTTTGTTGTCTGCTCTGCCAAATATCGACAGCGATCATAGCCGCACCTTCACGAACTTCAGGAACTGTTGCGTAGTCAACGTTAGTTGCTGCGGAAATTGTGCCGTAAGGTCTAACTACTCTTTTTGTTTCTGCTGCCTGATTGCTAATAGTAAACGAAATAGAATACTCTGTAATTTTTGTTACTGTTTTTGAACCGTTGTAGTGTGCCGCAACATTTTCTACAACTACCGTTTCTCCTATTTGAATGTTATGTTTTTGATCTGTATAAAGTGTGCCTACCGTTGTTGTACACTCTCTCGCAATTACGTTGTAATCATTGAACCACAAATAGCCTTTGACAATATTTTCGGCAGCCTGACAGCACTCCTCAACTACTGAATCAGAATACAAACTTCCAATTCCCAATAAAACCCGAAGTTCTGCCTTGGTAACGTAGGTAGCCGGCAAAGTATTGTCCTTTCTTAAAGTAAAGGGGCAAAGGCTTCCAATGCCCCTTTACAGGTGATTCCTATTTAGGAAAGTTTATGCAACCATCCACTTGTAAGCACCGGCAGCAACCTTATTAGCAATTGCGCCATAACCATAATAAGCAACTTGAATCTGACCTGTTGAAATTAAATTGGTCTCCAAGCGATACTTAGTTGATTCGTACCATGTGTAAGATGATGGATTAATGACGATCATTGAGTTATCGCCTGTACCTGACAATGCACGTGATACACGTAGGTTTAAGCCACCAATGTTGCCACGAATATTAGTAGGAGTTAGATTTCCTGAAGCGTTCTGAGGATTAATTGTTTGTGTGAATACTGCACGATTTGAACCATCAACTAGTCCCATCAATGCACCCCACTGCTCAGGTGAAACAACAATGTTTTCAGCGAATCCAAGAGTTCCTGAATAAATTGAAACTGCTGCATCAGAAATAAAGTCTTGAATGTTTGCTGCTGTTAATGTGCGGTTTCCGCCATCTGTTCCTGCTGTAATTAAAGCAGAACCAACTGCGGTATCTGTTGCCTTAGCAAAACTGAACTCCATCTGCCTGACCAATTCTGAGAAGAAGGCAGGGGAAGATCGGTCAAGTAACTCAACTGAAAATGTTTGTTGTCCAGCATATTTTTTAACATCAACAGACAAGAAAGCAACTGTTTGATCTTGCTCTGATGGTGCTGCACCTTCGGCTGTTACTGCAACTGTTGGTACTTGAGTTAATTTAGGAATTTCAAAAGTCATTCCTGCATCTGGTAGTGCAGCGGTTGAGATCGAATCAATAAATGGACGATCTGCATTTGATAGAGGATTGATAACCTCAGTTAATTGACGAGTAGGAATTAAACCTGCGTTGTCAGTTGTATCTGCTGCTGCTGCAATGTATTGACGTGCTTGATCGTCATTTAGATATTGCGCCCGAAGTGTGTTCTCAAGAAACTTCTCTTTTGTGAACTCAAGACGTGGCTTGGTGTAAATTGGTGCTGATACTGTTGGACGAGAGGCTTCAACCGCAGGGGTCTCTACTACCTCAGTCGCAACAGTTGTTTCAGTTGTGTTTTCCACAATTGCCTCATTTTCTGTTTTGGTTTCGGTTGATTCTGCCTCTGCGTTTGACGCAGCGACTGAAGTGACTGCGGCACTTTGGAAAGCGGCAGCCTGTACCAGACTGACTTCCATGAGTTTCGCAGCACTAACTCTATAAATTCCGTTACTGTTTTTTCCTTTGATAACTTCCACTCCGACACTCAAGCCGGAACGTAGGTTTTCGCTTGCCTCAATGAGGCTATCAGTTCCCCTAGTGGTATTACTGACCTTAAACTCAGCGTAAATTCCTGAGTCATCCTCATCTACCTTTTTCATTCTGCCAATTGGAGATTTAGGGTCATGCTCCAGTAAAAGTTTTACTTTACTAGGTTCATCAATTTGAATAGAACCTTTTTCAAAGATTACCTTGCCAACTGAGGTATTGCCGATTTCATTCTCATACGGCACAATTTTTCCAGCGATAATACGACGAGACTCGGAAGCCTCTAAATCTGCACTAAAATTAATTATTTCCATTTGGGCTTAGTTCTTCCATTTCTCTCGCTTCTTCAACTGTAATTAAATTCAATTGAAGCATTTTTTCGATTACATTCAAACGCTCTAAAGGATTGGCTCTTAAAAATCCGGAGTCCATGTCAAACGCTATAAATTGTGTTTGGCTTGTAAGGTCGTCCATACTAAAACGATTTTCAACTGCACTAACGTAAGGTTGCAAGGATAGGGCTACAAACTGACGCCTTTCGTCTTGGATGTTGGAGTAGGTAAGGCTATTGTTCATGTCCGCTGATATATAGTAAGCCGGAACGTTCATTAATCTCGCCACTTGAGTGCTCATGTACTGCAACGAATCGTTATACGTCATGTCCTTCGGTGAAAAGGCTGTTGGTTGGTATTCAAGACTTGAAGTTAAATAAGCGGTTGATCTTTCTGCACGACTACGACGCCAAGCGGCTAATAAACCTGCAACTTCTTTTTCACCTAAATCTGCGCCATTATTTTTCAAGATTCCGGCTGGGGTTGGAACGGATGCGGCGTTTGCTGCTGCTTTTTCTAAATCTATTGCTGCACGTAAAATTCTTGCGCCGGCGTGTAATATTCCATCAATAGGTGATTGGAATGTGACTAAACTTCCAACGCCTGACATTGGTCTTTCACGTCCATCAACTGTATAAAAATCAACGAAGGTGTTTAATTTATTTAATTGAACTTGAACTCGAGTGTTGTTAACAAAATCAAAACGTGCTGGTCTGTTGTCATCTTGATAAACCTCAACTACTTCAAGATAACCGGTACCGTAGAAAATTAACGCATCAATTAATGCGGTAAGGATAATTGAGTTAGGTGCTGACTTAGATAATTGATTAACCCAAGGTAAATTAGGTAATTCCTCTTTTGTTGCCTTGGAATAAGTTTTAAGTTCCATTGTGCCGATTGTTGTGGCTATTAAATTGCGGCAACGCATAACTGCCGGAACGGAGATTGCTTCCTCACGTCCTACTGATTGAAACGGAGTAAACTGAGAATAAAAATTAAAAGGGTCAGCGACAACCGGTGGGGCTAGTTGAGCCGAAATTTGTGGTTTTGGTTCTAATCCGATTAAATTACGAAAAAATCCCATTGGTGAAGTATATCACAATGGTTAGACAAAAATCTTAGGAACTGAGATAGGTTTGCTCAACATGTGGACGCACATAGCAGTTGAAATTGCGGCGGTCACGTCGCCGGCTGATTTTCTGCGGATGATTCTCCAACCTGCGTCCGAATACTTAGCAGCGCAATTATTCATTGACGAAACCCACTCACTTTGACCCGAGTGGACAATTCTTAAGTTGGAAAGACTGTCGGCTAATTCCCCACACGCTTGATAAAAGGTCTGTCCGCTAATATCAATTAATTTATGACCACTTTGCGTTAACCGTTGGGCAATAGAGGCGGTTGCGTACTTGTCGTAGGCAATTTGAACTGGTCGATACTT